CTGTAACCCAAACTCAACAGGATTCGGTGCGGCTCTGCCCATTCTACGAGCTATCTCAGCTTCTATGTTATATCGTCCGCCTGCATCCATTGTGGTTAGCGGGGTTAGCGGAACGCCCTTGTCTCTTCTGGCTTCTTCCATCGCAAGCTTACCTAGCCCAAATGCAGCTCCACCTGCTAGACCTAATCCAGCTAGACTACCCAGTCCTCCAGCTAAACCTTGGCCAGCAGCTCCCGGTAAAAGTCCACCTAAGAACCTGCTAAACGCACTACCTTGTGGTTGCGCTGTTCCAGCTCCGGCTCCGACAGCCCCAGCTCCAGCACCTCCAGCTCCTGCTTGTGAAAAACCGACAGCGGCACGCTTCAGCTCTAAAGTGTTTGGATCAACCAAACCAGCGTCTATCATTGTTTTTTGGCTGTATAAGTTGCCGGCGGCGTCCTGATATTGCATATCTCCAGCCGCAGTTGGCACTTCTTGAACGCCGCTTGCTATACCTTCGGTTCCAAAAGCCAAACCTTGCACGCCCTTGGTTAGTGACTGGATGCCGCCACCAGATCGAGTTAGTAAGTCACTTGGCACTTTGGCGCCAAAAGGCAAACCAACTTCGCCGGTTATTTTGTTGACGTATTCGCCCTTAGCATTCTGTGTGTAGTCAGCTGGATTTGCTGACTTGAATAATCCTTTAACTGAGCCAATCGGGTCTGAAGCTAAACTTCCAATACCGCTTCTCAACGCTCCGGGTATATCTTTTAAGGTTTCACCCAAGCCGCCGAGAAAGGACCCAGAAGCGCTTGCTTTTCCTATTTTGCTTATACTTTCCCCAATACCCGGACCAACACGTAGTGGTCCGGCTACGCTTAATAAATTAAGTGGGCTGGCCTTGCCTTTTACAACGTCGTGTACGGTTATAGCTTTATCTGCTATTGCAGCAATCGGTTGCCAAGGTCCCGGTACAAACTGAGCCACTTTAATAAGAGGCTTTGCTATTTTTTTAAGGGCCTTACCGATTTTTTTGAAGAATCCAAACTCTTCCAAACCAGTCATTTGGTTTAAGCTTGCTATCCCAACGCCAGCTACCGCTTGTGCTGGATCAATGCCGGAATCTCTAAATTTCTTTTCAATCATCCCTTCGAGTTCAGCGTCTGCCATAAACTCAGCGGGTAAAACTATTTCACCGGGGCTAAGGTGAGCTAATTGAGTATCTTCTCCCGTGCCAGCTGCTTGCACTTGCCTTGCAAGATCGCCTAACGGTGCATTCGCGCCAGTTACCAAACGAGTGATAGCAGAGTCAAGGGCTTGTATTTCGTCCGGGTCATCGGACATTTGTTTTTGTTGTTCTAGTTCTTGCAGGCCTTGCATGAAGCCGCTTTCTTGATCTGATACGGCGCCTTCTTGAAACCCTTGAGGCGCGATTTGCATGCTTTCACCCATCTGCCTTGACAAGGGCAAAGGGTCACCCATTTCAGGGGTTGCTTCTCGCATTCTCCTTGTAGTTTCTCCGGCAGAAAAAACATCTTGTGGGGTCATTTCTGGTGAAACTAAAAAACCGCCAGTCGGATTGGCGCCTTGCATCGTCATCATTTCTTGGTCAGAAACCGCACCAGCTCCCGCAAATTGGTTAATTCGATCTAAAAGTTCTGGTGATATTGTGTTCTCTGCCATAGTATTAACTTGTCGTGACGGTTACACTGCCAACGCTCAAAGTACCTCCCAATCCTGTTACATAAGTTTGATGCTCATATAAATTCCTAAATTCCGTGCCATCAAACGCTTGATGGACCTCCACGGTGCTATTAAATATTATAGCACCAGTAGCGAATTGTAACGCAGAAATTTCTGAAGCGTTAAAAACCGGCGTTTTATCTACATCTTTAGCGCCTAGGTTAATTTCTAGAATTCTTACCAAGCGGTTGAACGTATCGGCGCTAACCTCACCATCCATAGCAAGAGGCAAGCGAGTCTCAAGGATCTTGGCCATCAGCCTCGGCGCCCGGAGGGTTGTATATCCAGTCTAGTGTTACCGACTCTAAATTTGTAATCTTTTTTGTTCGCTTCAACGCTGTTGTCGTCGTCACTTTCAAACCGCAACACCACCTGTCTGGTTCTTGTGCGCAAGTTGGTAAAACGTGTAGAAGTAGTGATTTGACTGGTGCTATCGGTAGACAGCGTGTCAGCGTTGTAATCTCTGCGTTTGACGACGATATTCATGGCTGGCGTGTTTGACACACCGCTTGTTGTTGAAAATTTAATGTCAGGTATTAGCTTTTTGACGAACATGAAGTTCTCGCCATCAGCCAAATCAATGTCAGCTGACTCTATAAACACGTCAGACATTGCGCTGTCATCATCGTTAAAACCAGACTCATGCAAATAAACAACGCCCGCATCTGAAACTTTACCAGCTGCTATAGGCTTATCCTCAATACCAGCATCCAACCAGCTGTATCTTACAAGTTTACCAATACTCCAAGTCGATTCTTCGTAGTTATAAATTACATAGCGCGATATTTCTTCGGTGTTGTCTTCCTCCGATACATACCAAAACCAAACCTCAGAATGTTCTGCGTGTAGTGATGCGTAACATTTAAAAGCCTGAGTCAGATTAAGGTCTGAAAACACATAGTCTTGCACGCTACACGGTAGTTTTTTCACCGCACCGTTGTAGTAATAAAATCCGTTTTTACTCATAAAAAACACACCAACCGGGCTGTTGACGGCTGCTTTCGGGCCAATAAGTCCGGCACCTTCGTTTATGAGATTTAAAGCAAAAGTCAGCGGTGGTCCGATAAACGTCATTGAGTAAAGGCTGGTATCGGTCCAAATCAAAGTCTCTTGTCTTGACTTCAAACCACCTACGATCAATGAACCAGATGACAGCCTTACGGAGCCAGCCGTATTTGTAGCTATCGGATTAAAGTCTAATTCGTTTTCTGTGTCTGAGAACGCAACCAACATAGGGTCAATGACGCCGGTTCTATTGCCGCTACTGCTATCGATTGGGTCCGCGCCCAGCACGATCAAATGACGGTCTACTTCGCTGGTTATTACCTGTAAGCCCAAAGTAGGCACTTTGCTTGCTCCGGTAATACCTTGCAGTTCTAACGCTCGAACAGACAGGCCGTTATTTTCAACCCATCGGTATATGCCCCCGCCTCTTGGGTTGATGATCAAATTTTCACCAAAATTATCATGAGTCCATAGCCTGAGCTGTCCGCTTGCAGTAATCGCAGAAGATGAGCCAAACGTACCTGCGCCCCACGTACCAACACCCCAACCAGTGCTAGGCACATAAACGTCCAAGCCAGTGTTTATTTGATATGTCCCAACGACGCTACTCCCACCGTTGCCGCTGTCACTTGCGTTTGCCGTTACCTCTGAACCGCTAGTGTCTTTAGCAGTGACCGTGTACGTGTTTGTCCCGGTAACAAGCAGTATTTGATATTCTTGGTTAATAACGGCAGCTGTTACTAATCCACCTAATGAAGACGCGCCAGAGAAAGTCACAAAATCGCCCGTAGATGCGCCGTGTGAAGCGTCAGTCACGGTTAATGTAGAGGATCCATTGGTTGCGCTAAACGTAACGTCTCCGGCGCTTGTAGTCGCTCTTATGGGAGTTATATCGTTGTAGGCATTGCCTTCTTCGATATAGTATTTGAGGTGCGTGCCGATACCTAAGTATCGCGCTCCGCCGAGGGAGATCCAGCTATGTAAAGCTCTGCCAGATCCTAGGTAAGTGTTCGTATCAGACTGTTTTTGCCAGCCACCAATTTTTTCTGGCCTGCCTTTTCTGAACCGAATAAGGTTGCCATCTACCCAACCGTTTTCGTTTGCGTAGTCGGTTTCTTCTTTATTGATACCCGGTTTAAAATTTAATGTAGTTAGTGGCATAGAAAAATTTTACCACAAAAGATTAAATTTTAAGCCAATCGTATAATCGCAGCTGTTGCATTCGCAGCCGGGAACACAATTGTAAAATTACCTGCGGTACTGGTCTTATCACCACCAAAGTCGATGACAGCCACAGCTTTGTCGGATTGAGTATCATTGTAGATCATGCATCCTCTTGCTGTAACCGTAGCGGTGCCAAACGTAAGATCCGCAAAATCACACAAGGCTGTAGTGCCTGATGTGGTCGGCGTAACTGACGTTAAAGTGGCTCCACCACTAGTGTAGTTTGTACCTGATGCCTGCCCGGTTGTTGTAAAAGCTGTCGTAGTCGCGCCCAAAGTAGCCGAGCTAGTATACAGAGCAAGCTTAAAAGCATTACCGGAGCTGGCAGTAAAATTATGTGTACCCACAAGCAGCTCTTGCTTAAAGCTTGTCGGTATAGCGCTTGTTATTGCCATAACTATAACTCCTTAATTATCTTCGCCATGTCATGATGACCTTGACTTGTCAATAAGTTTACCATAGTTGTCCGATCTGAGGTAATTGCGTTCTTTATTCCATACAACACTATCGTATAGATATAATTTTGAAAAGCCTCAGCTTGCTGTCTTATGTGTGGCGCTGCGTCCGCTGAAATGTCACAAATCTTCTTGGTTATCTGCTCTGCCCAAAACTCAGGGTCATGGCCTTTGTTCTGTGTGGTTTCAACCATCACGCTGCCAAGCTCTAAAAAGCTGTCTTTGCCCATCTCAGCCACGATAAGGCTCCGGTGATAGAACAGGCTCTGGAACCTTAGCCCCAGCCTTTTTCATTTCTGCCTCGATCTGTGAGTTTCCGCAAACTATCCAGCCAGAGTCATGATTCACTGCGACGACAGGATCTTCTAGTCGGTGAAATCCGTATATGCGCTCTTCAAGCGGGACGTTCTGATCAAGCAAACCAGATCTATGAGACACGCCAATTTCAATGTTTGCTTCCATGCACTTAGCCAGCCAAAACTCTACGCAAGCTCTGCCAGCTTCCGCAAAATGTAAATTGTGTTGGTAACTATAATCGACACCAAAAAGATCGATCCGCGCAACCTTGTTCCAATAAGCAAATGCAATTGTCATCGGTATGGTGTTGTTGAGGTATGCGCACTTTGTATCCTGAACCACCTCTTTGATGGGATACAAAACAGCTGATGGTACGCGCTCATCTAGTTCGCATGTGTAACAAGGGATGTCACACTCTGGCAAAAACTTCTTCATCACATCGGTTTGCGCACCCGCATCATCGGTATCAAAAAACCGACTGGCCGGGTCCAACATAAACATACGATCTGATTTGTATACAGCGGCTGCTGAGTTTACGGTCCAGACTTCATCCCATTGCATGCTGTTTTCTGCACCAATGGCATAATCTACTTGTGAGTTGCCCAAGGCAACAATCGCTACGTGAGCGCCCTCAAGCGACTCTATTTGGGGCATTAGTTTACTCCTGTTCTCAGGAGGTCGTAACGATATTCGTCTCTGGTTTCACGTCCCTCCCCGATGGTCTTCATTCTGGCAATGGCCTCTTTGAACCGTTGTTCAAATGTCGCTATGACATCTGGCGGTTCTTTCAAGAACACTGCCGCCTCTGCGAGAGAACCATAAAGGAGAGCGTCAGGGTAATCTGTGGATAGAAGTGTTGTGCCACTCTCTGCGCCGGACGTTAGGGACGCCGGTTTATGCAGATAGTGAATCTCTACGTCGTAGTTTGCGTCAGGCACCGGAGCAAGCTCAAATGCTGTGTCGTCAAACAGTGAGTAATATCTGGGCCTACCAGTTGTAGTTGTATTCGGCGCAAACTCTTTGATAAAAGATGTGTGCTTGAAATCCAAGTAGTGGTAGGTGTTTGCAGATATTATTGCCACACTGAACGGCGCGTAAAAGTCTGAAGGCGTAGCTAAAAATCTATTACTAGAAGTTACCTGTCCTGTGACGTTTTTGCGCTGCTTTGGTAGCTCTACAAGCTTAAAGATGCGTTGCTCAGACTCTTTGATAAAA